GCCATATAATGATCGAGTTGCTTTGCAACGTGAATTCGCTGCTTTGCGAGCTGAACTAGGTGTTCAAAAGCAAGTGGTATTTAATCAGTACAATAACTCCCCGAAGGAAATCGGCCTTGAGGAGTTGCACAACCAAACAGTTTCTCAACTTGCATATATGCGAGGAGTAGTATAAATATGTCAATTAAAGCTATTCAAATCGGAAGCGAAACTTTCGGTTTTGACTTCGCGCCTAGGGGTTGGTGTATTTCCAATGTTTCTGGAGACCTAATCCCGTCGAAGTCGGTAAGTTTTTCGGGCTCCGCCGTAACTAGCGTATCTGACAATTCTCGTTCTATTTCTTTTACGCTCGCGCCTGTAGAGCAGTTGCCGCCATTAAGTTACCGAGAAATCTGCACGATGATCCAGTCGATGAACGAGCTCGTCGTATTTGATTCCGACAAGTATGTTAAGATAACCCAAGATTTTGCTACCTATAGTGTCAGAACTACCAAGGATACCTTAGGTAACATGTCATGCCCATGTATTGTAACATCGTGCACATATAATTATAGTGATGCAAATCCTCGCATTACATTTACGGTGGGATTGACAAGGCGATATTTTATCAAAACCGACGGTGGTCAGACACGTCTGGTTACCGTTGTATTAGCTAATGGCGCTCAAAAGGTTCTGGATGTTAATATTCCTTCGTATGCTGGTGAATTCTACGAATATGAATGGGAACGAAATCTTCGGATGATTAATACCACTGGCGGATATACTGAACGTATGCGGTTCATGGAAGGTGATCGAGCCATCGTAAACTTAAGGGATGTTAAATCCGGTCCTCTTAAGCTAAAAAGAGCCGGAAACTTCGAAGTGTATACGTATGGCATGTCGCATAGCGGATATATCTATAACAACATGCTCGAACCAGTATGCGATATAGAGGGGGTCCTAAACATGTTTTCGCAATCTGTACCATCGGTTGTTTCAGCTACCTATACAGGTAGTAGTGCATACCAGATTGACAATGTTACGCTCACTCCGGTTAGGTATATCCTATGACTGATTCTTCATTGGGATTGGAAGCTGCTCACGTTCGTGTCATCGATAAAATTTGTTACATAAATCGGCTAGAGGTGCTGGACATTTCAGTTCGGGTAACCGCTACGTCATTTGATGTTGATTTATTGATTAGATCCGATAAACCGCCGTGGCTCGGAAACATCATTACCATTTTAGTAGGTAATCCAAAGGGCGTTTCGCAAAATGTAACCGCCTTCAGCCCGAACGCGTCTGCAGCTCAATTGGGTAATGCTATAGTATATGCGGTCGAACGAACCTCAACAGATATCTACAGATTGACTTGCGGATCACTATGGGAATTTTTCAAGCGAAAACCCTTGAAAAACTTGGCTTGGAAGTACGCAGCATACTCTAATGATATTAAAGTGCACTTATTGGGAGGCCAGGCTACTCGGGATGAAAAGCTACCATTACATTTGGATGCCTATCTTTCTTCCAAAATTAGTTTGTGGGGTATGAAGACTACCGAGAATATCTGGGAGCGAATTTCGAACTGGGCAAATACCCATAAATCCACGTGTACCACATCGATGGATTTCTTTACTGGAGTGCTTAGACTGGAACTTAGTGATCCTATCAACCCTCAGTATCAGCTAAATAGGACGTTCACTAGCGACAAGCCTATTAAAGTTAAAAAACAAATCCCACAAAGTCCGACACATTGGTGGATCGAGCGTAATAAAGATTACGGTCAGCCTTCAATGTTACACCGAGGCGAGCTTAACACCGAACCATGGGACCACATGGCTTTTTGGGATGGAACCGATTATAATACGGGATTTGCTCGGTACGAGACTGCTCTGGAAGCCAGTGCTACTGAAAAAATTAATCGCGAAGATCAACGCAATAACGTAACAATTGATCCGTCCGATATTGTTGTTGCCACAGCAGAATTATACGATGAACACCTGATCGGTGTGCAAATGTTCAAATCGCTGACTCTATGCGATGAGAAATATGTCTATGGCGGGGAGCTTACGAGCATACAATACTCCGGCATAGAGCGATTGAAGATTACAGCAGAGATTCAGGTTAAGAAGATTTATTACAAGGAAACAGGAGAAGTGGTGCCGTGGACGCAACTAGAATGATTGAAATTTTGGTTCCTGTTATCACTGCATTGCTCGGTAGTTCCGGAATTTGGGCCATTTTAGCTGCTCGAAAAAACCGACACGATCGAGCTAATGCACTTTTGCTAGGAATTGCTAGAAATCAAATCATTATGATAGGGAAATTGTATCTCACGCAGGGATATATCCCGATCGATGAGTATGAGGATTTCTATAACTATTTATACCGTCCATATATTGATCTCGGGGGAAATGGGATGGGTGAAAAGCTCTATGAGGAAATTTCCCACCTCCCCATGAAGAAACCAGGAGAAAAGAAATGATGAGTAATAAGACTTACGATCGCCTGAAGTGGATTGCACTTATTTTCGTGCCCGCTTTTGCCACTTTTGTCAATGTTATCGGCGGGATCTGGGGAATTTCATACTCAGATGAACTCACCGCTACAATTACCGCAGTCGGTGCTTTTATGGGTGCTTGCCTGCATGTGAGTTCTAAGACATATGCCTCTTCCGAGAATTCCGGAACACTCGTAGTGTCAAACGAAGGCGATGTTTACGCATCATTCGAGACTGATCCTAAGGAATTGCGCACTGGTGATTCCGTGGCGATGCATGTCAAGAAAGAAAAATAAACACACCATATAATGAGACGCTAATAGAAAGGAGCACTCATTATGATGCACACCGAACGACTCACCGATTACGAAGACCTCGAAAATGAGGCGCTGAATTGGTTGGATGGCGAAAACCCTACCACGCCTGAATATACTAACGCAGTCAATAATCTGGAAAAGTTGCATAAACTTGCACTGGACTCCCATCCAGTAAAGCGAATGCTTCCTTCTCCCGATAATTTGTTCCGCGGAGCCGTATATCTGCTTGGTTTGGCACTCGTACTCAACTACGAACAGCTTCACGTGGTCTCATCGAAGGCATTTGGTATGCTCGGAAAGGCATAACTTTCTAAAGCTTATCACTCACAAAAAATAAGTGGGTGATAAGTTTTTGCAAAAAGTACGTTCCTTATAATGAGAGACAATACTCAAGAAAGGATCTCGCCATGTATAACGATAATTCTTATCTTCCAGCAATTTGGATTGCTTTCATCACATTCCACGTCGGAATTGCCGTTGGCCAACATGTTA